CTGTAGGAGCAAAGTTATCGTTTGCATTTAGTTTTTTAGCCGATACGAGGCTATCCGGTAAACTCCACGTTCATCTTCACACCTGTCGATCCTATTTCGACCCCATCAAAAAGACATAGTTTTCCGCAATGAGTACAATATAATTTGTTTGGCTTCCAGTCTTCCATAGTTGCTACGGACCACCACCCTTTACAATGAGTGCAAACTAAATGCCATATTATCTCTTTGCTTAGTCTCAAACTATGCTATGCCCTTATGGTGGAGTCGTCGGGTACTGCCCCCGAGTCCAGAATGTGTCCACGTTGCTTCAACGTTTACAATATGAAACAGAAGATAATTCTTCAATCTCATCAAAGACACACTATAGATATAATGTACCTATGGCGAAACTGAAATAGTATTTTAGGTTTCTTTATAAAGGTTAACATAAAAAATGCCAGTTAGCAACAATAATTTAAATTTTTATTTTGCTATTTACTATAATTATTTTCGTAGCGTGGTTTAGGTTTTTTAGTAAACCCCTGACGCTGTTCTAACTTTTCTCTTAAAATACGTCTTTTGGACTCAGCTTTTTTATAACGAGCTATTCCCGCTTTTTTATCTAGTCTAACTTGTTCTTGTTTTGATATAAAAAAGCTTTTTCTTTTTGCATCAATATAAAAACCTTCTGCATTTAGTTTACGCATCATTACTTTATATGCTCTAGATACATCGTTATTATATTTTTTTACACTTACTTTCATTTTATTCCTTTACATAAGATTTAACCCAAGAAGTTACTATTCCTGGTGTTTGTTTTCCTTCTAGTTTGGCTAAATATCTATTATTTTTTAAAACTACAAAGGAAGGTGTTAGTATTGCTTTAGTTAACGTATTAATATTAATCTTTTCTATATTAATACCTTCTTTTTTAAGAATTTCTTCTTCTTTATCTACATACACTTTATTAATTTCATTGTAGTATGCTATAACGTTTTTCAATTTATCTCTCCTATTAATTAATGACTATTTAGGTATACCCATAACTTGATGTCATTTTATGCTTGCCATATTGTGTTTTTTAGGCTAAGATAGTTTATGTGATTAAATATTAGGATTTAAATATGGAATATCAGAACGAAATAAATAGATGTATATCGTTAGCTAAATGGAACCCTTCTTCAGCCATAAATGATATGTATATTTTAAAAGAGGATACTATAGATTCTATAATTAAAGAAAAAATGTGGTTAAGAGCTGCTAAAGACATAAATAATTTTTTAGATTCATTAGAGAAAACTAGATTCTATAATGAAATTGAATTTTGGAAAAACACAAAACCAAGTAGACTGGAGATTTAATCAAATGAATGCTTATCAAAAAGATCTTTTTGATATTAAAGATACACTTAATAGTTCTTATGATAGCTTAGAGGAAGCTAAAAAAGCTATTAAACCTTTACTACTTAAACTAAATAACCCTACTTTTTATTCTAAACATATATACTCTAAACCTACAGAACAATATGGTTTTGGGAATAAAAATTATTCAAAAAACTTTTTAACTAGGTTCACTGCTGATTGTATCAAAATTATTAATGAAAGTCAAGATCTCTATGAAATGCTCAAAAGGCTTCAAACAGAATATTCTTGGACCCTTAATAAAGACCTAACACATTGGTTAAAAAATGCCTGAGGGGCCCGAAGTAACGCGGGTAGCAACGCAAGTTAATGCTCTTGTTAAAAATTCTTTATTAGAAAACATAACTATTTTAACTGGTAGATATACAAAACAGCTACCTACAGGTTACATTGATTTTGAGAGCGCCCTACAAAAAGGCGCTCTTTTAATTAAGAGTATCAATAATAAAGGAAAATTTATCTGGTGGGAGCTTGAAAATAATTGGTTTATTTTTTGCTCATTAGGAATGAGTGGTAGCTATTCATTAGTTAAAAACTCTCATTCTCGGATAGCATTTGATGTCACTAAAGTAGCTAATACAAGCACTGAGAATATAGAAGTTTATTTTTCTGATATTAGAAACTTTGGAACTATAAAGTTTGTAAATGATATTAATATCTTAAATAAAAAATTGGACTCTATAGGTCCAGATATGTTAAACAATCCTAGTAGCTTTGTAAATTTTTTAAAAATAGCTAGAAAACACAATAACAAAACTGTTGTTAGTTTTTTAATGGATCAAAAGATTATAAGCGGGGTGGGCAATATATATAAAAGTGAAAGTTTATTTCTATCTCAAATTTCTCCCTTAAATACACTTAAAGATTTATCAGAAGAAGATTTATTAAGACTGTATAACTCAATTATAGCAGTATTAAAAGAATCATATAATACTGGAGGCACTACTATTCAAACATATAAAGATTTATATGAAAATGAAAATAGTGGTAATTTCGCCTCTAAATTATTAATCTATGGTAAAAGTAAGGATATATATGGTAATAAAGTCGAAAAAATTACACTTGATGACAATAGGACTACTTATTTTTCTCCCGTTGTACAGTATTAAACCAGCTTATGCTGAAGAAGAGTTATGTTTAGCTAGAAGCATATATTTTGAGGCTAGAGGCGAAACAGAAACTGGTCAAATAGCAGTAGGAAATGTAATATTAAATAGGGTATCTGATTCAAGGTACCCTAATAGTATATGCGGCGTAACTAGGCAAGGTTATAAAGAAAATAGAAAAGATTGTCAATTTAGTTGGTATTGTGATGGAAACTCTGATATAATGTATGAAGGTGAAAATAAATCTTTAGCCCTTACATTAGCTAAAAATTTAATAAAAGGTAAAATAACAGACATTACAGAGGGAGCAACTCATTATCATGCTACTTCAGTTAATCCTCGATGGGCAAAAAGTTTAACAAAAGTGCATCAAATAGGAGATCACATCTTTTATAGATGGGATAAGTAGGTTAGAAAAGAATAGAATATAAATGGATGAACATTTTCAAGATATTAAAAATAACATTTACCAACTTCATGAGCGCTCACAAAAAACTAAGAGCCACTTAGAAACTCATGAAGCTGTATGCGCAGAAAGATATAAACAAATTATAACTTCTATTGAGCGTTTAAACAACATAGTAGAAGGTAATAACTCTAGAATACAAGAGCTGCATAACCTGGCTTCCGAGAGTAAAATGGGTTTTAAAACTATAATGTTTTTAGGTACTGTTATTACCGGTATAACAGCTTTTGTGTATACAGTTATGGGTATGTTTACTCAATGATAGATATAAAAGAAACTTTTAAAAATTTAATATCTTCACCCCCTACTGATGTGCTTAAAGAAGGAGAAGACTCTAAACAAAGTACTCTAGAATTAGTTATTGAGAGAGATATCGAAGGTACTTTAACAAGAGAAATAGGCTCCGCAAATTTATTTTTAGCTTCAGCTTTTTTAAGCACAATAAATGGTTTTAATATACCAGTACAAAATAAAGAAGAAATAGAAAAGCTTGCAATATTATGGAGAGATACTATTAAAGAACTTAAAGAAGAGGGTTTTATAAGAGAAAAACCCGCTAGAAAAAGAGAAAGTTTTAAAGTTGTTTGATTATGAAAAATGTTTAACTGCGTATAATATAGATAGACCTCAGGGAAGGGTGTATAAAACACCTGACGGCGAGTACCCCAGTATTACAACTATTCTTTCTGCCACTTCTAATAATTTATTTCTTCAAAAATGGAGAGAAAAAGTAGGGGATGAAGAAGCAGATAGGATTTCAAAAAAAGCTACAGATAGAGGAACTGCCGTACACGATTATATTGAACAATACTTTTTAATAGATAAAGATAGAGATTTTTCAAAGTACTTTAAAGAATCTAGTTTAGGTGAAGAAAATATAGATATTAAACAACCTGTCAGAGACATTATTAAAACCTGTGAAAAACATAACTTTATGCCTTATGCTCAAGAAATACCTTTATGGCACCCTAAATTAAAATATGCTGGTAGAGTTGATGGTGTTGGGCTATGGGAAAATACTTTATCAATTATTGATTTTAAAACTTCAAAGAAAAAAAAATATCCTTCCCAAATTAAAAATTATTATATACAAGCAACTGCATATGCTGTAGCACATAACTATTTATTTAATACACAGATTAATAATTTTGCTATTGTAATAGGGGTAGATGACGCTGATCCACAATGTTTTACAGGTAAAGTAATAAACTATATACCAGAACTAAAATTTAGAGTTAAATCTTTTTATTCACAGAAAGCAACGAATGCTTGAATTATCAATTAAACAAAAAGAATACTTAAGACTAATTGAGAAATATGATTTATGTTTCTTAACCGGGGCAGCCGGTACAGGAAAAACTTATGTAGCTTGTCACTCCGCTTTAGAATTTTTTGAAAAAGGAAAAGTTAAACAGATTATAATAACTAGACCTTTAGTAGCTACAGAAGAAGTAGGTTTTTTACCCGGTACCTTAGAAGAAAAGATCAGCCCTTTTATGGATCCTATTATTAGTATTCTTAGTGACATTTACGACAGAAAAACTATTAAAAAAATGATAGAGACAGGGGAGATAGAGTCCCAACCTCTTGCTTATATGAGAGGAAGAACTTTTAAAGAAGCATTTGTAATATTAGATGAAGCACAAAATACTACTAAATCTCAAATAAGTATGTTTTTAACTAGATTTGGGAAAAATACAAAAGGTTGCCTTATTGGGGATCTTAAACAATCTGATTTACCAAATCCTAAAGATAATGGATTACGCTGGGCTAAAGATAAACTAGCCCCTTCTCCTTTAGTAGCGGGGGTAGAATTTAGTGACGAACATGTTGTGCGTAGCCCCTTAGTAAGAGAGATAATGAAATATTTATATGCAGAAGAGTAAAACTAGACGTATACCTATAGAACACTTATTAGCATTATCTAATAAGGAAATAGAACCAAAAGAACGTGGGTTAGTCAATAGTATAATTAGAGCTCAAAAAAACTACCCACAAATAACACCTAGAATGTACTCTGCTTTTTGGCATGTATATGATAGATATTTTTATCTATCTGATGAACAAAAAGCAAAAGGTACTAAAGGTAGAGAAGGAGAGTAATAATGGCTAATAAAGATAAAGGTAAAAAAGAAACTAAAAAACCTAAAAAAGAAAAATTATAGGGAGATATAATATGAATTGGATTAAAGATAGGCTAAAAGAAAGAACATCTTTAGACGGGGCTGCACTAATTGCGGTCGGAGTAATTATTATAATAGCAGGACCTTTTACAAAATTCGCAGCTTATGGTGCAATTTTATACGGAGCCTGGACTACCTGGAAGGCAGAATAACATAATGGCGGCAACTAAAAAAAATAGTTTTTGGGAAATGATTATGGCAAAAAAGAAAAAAGGTAAAGCTGGTAGCAGTGATAAACCTAGTTCTAAAGCCCCTAAAAAGAAACCCTCAAAAAAATAATCACTTTTAACCTATAAGTGATTGTTAAATATTTTAAATTATAGTTTCTTGGATATATTTAATATCCAAGAAATTTATTGTGCTTACACAAAGCTAGTACAACCCCCAAAACTAGGATTTTTATATAAATAATTTATTGCTCATAGCTTACATAAATGTTATTATTCTTTAAGTCTACATTTGTAGGAGGATAATAACATGGCAAGTACAAAAGATACAAAAAGATTACCTAGTGGCAGAGTAGAATATAGAGGCAATACTTATCCAGGTTTTAATAAACCCAAAAGAAATACTTCTAGCTCCCAACATAAACAAGTAGTTTTAGCTAAAAAAGGTGAAGAAATAAAAGTAGTTAAGTTTGGTCATAAAGATTACGGACATAACTACTCCGCTAAAGCAAGAAAAAATTACCTTGAAAGAAGCGCAGGAATTAAAGACGGCTCAGGCAGCTTAACAAAAAATGATAAGTTTTCAGCTAACTACTGGGCAAGGAAAGAATTATGGGGAGGACCGGGTAAGTCTGCAAAATCTCCAGAAAAAGGTGGGCCCAGAAAATGACAACTGTAAATACTATAACCCTTAATAACTATCATAGCAATGAAGAAGATTATGAAGGTTATATGGTACGTACTCAGCTTCGTAGAATGAGCTCCCAATCTCAAGAGCTTCTAATATTAGTGAAAGATGAAGATCAGTTTCCATCTTGGATGCAGTCTAAAATAACTTTGGCTTCTGAGTATATGGATGGTTTTTACGACTATTATAAATATAGTGATCAAGCTATGATGAAAATAGAAGAGTCTGAAGATGAGGAACTAGAGTCTGAAGACGAGGAACTAGAATCAGAAGATAGTATGCAAGTTACTGTAGGAGACTACACTACTAGACATTTTGATGCTTGCCCCCTAGCCACAGAACTATATACTAATATACTAAGTAAAACAGATATGATACATTTAGTTGTAGAGTCGTTAATGCTACAAGATATATTGTTTAAAATTAAAAAACAAGCAATAGCTATGGATGCAGCTGATGAGGACATGGTTATAAAAGCACAACATTATGCTAGTATGATTATGGATCTAGCCACACAAATGAGTCTTGTAGAAGAGCATGAGTACGTACAAGAGCACGTAGCAGCTATTAAAGAATTAACAAATTCTAGTATTACTATAGATATGTCCGAGCGTATAAACATGGAAGAAACCTACTATGTTGACCTCTCACCTGTTAGCTGAAGCTTATAACGATATTTTTTGTAAAATAGCACCTTCACCGATTCACGGTGTAGGTGTTTTTGCGATTAAAGAGATACCCCCTAATACTGTAATTTTTAGACGTAGTATAGAATGGGAAGATTTAGATAAGAAATTTCTAGATAGAATAGATAGTAATGTAGCTCTATTGTATAGAGAATTACTGTTAGACACTAAAGATAATATAAAAATACGAGTACCCACAAAAGGATTCTCCTCTTTAGATATAAGTTTCTATGTAAATCACTCTATAATACCTACTGCTAAGTACGATATTGATAATAATTTTATAGTATCAAGTACTAAGATTAATATAGGGGATGAGATAACTTTTAACTATAAGGTATTTGGGCATGCAGGAATCTTTTAATATTGTGTTTACTAACGGTTGTTACGATATTTTACACCCAGGACATATAAAATTATTAAATTATGCAGCTAGTTTAGGTGATAAACTAATAGTAGCCTTAGATTCTGATCGTAGAGTAAAAGAAAATAAAAGTAAAAACAGACCTATTAACTCTTTAGAAGATAGAATATTTATGATGAAAGCTATAAAAAATGTAGATTTTGTGCATAGTTTTGACTCTGATGAAGAATTAAGAAAATTATTAAAAGCCTATAGCCCTACGTATCTAGTGATAGGTAGTGACTATAAAGATAAACCTGTTGTAGGCAGTGATTTAGTAAAAGAAATTAAATATTTTGAGAGATTAGATGGCTATTCAACAACTAAGACCATTGAGAATATTACTGATAGGTGAATCGTGTATAGATGAGTATGCTTATGGGACTGTTACTAGAATATCCCCCGAAGCTCCTATACCTATTTTAAAACATACTAGAACTACTAGAAAATCTGGTATGGCAGATAATGTCAGAAATAATCTAGAAGCTCTAGGTTGTAAAGTTACTTTTTTAACAAATGATAGAACTGAGATAGTTAAAAGACGTTTTGTAGATGAAAAAAGTAATCAACAACTATTAAGAGAAGATGTAGGGGACTGCGCAAAACTGTTAGATAAAAAAGTAATTGATGATATAGATTCTTTCACTATAGACGCTGTAGTAATATCAGATTACTGTAAAGGATTAATTGACCACGATTTAGCAAAGTATATATGTAGTAAATTTAAAGGTATAACTTATGTAGATTCTAAAAAAGCGGATTTAAGTTGTTTTCCTTGGTCTTACATTAAGGTTAATGAAGATGAGAATGTTTTAAACTTTAATCAACCTACTAACTCAACTAAAGTTGTTACTCTAGGGGCAAAAGGTAGTTTGTGCGAAGGTGTTTTTTATAACGCAGACCAAGTAAAAGTTCACGATGTTACAGGCGCTGGAGATGTGTTTTTAGCTGCTCTTGCTTACTACTCTACTAAACGGAATATATATGATGGCATTAAGGCAGCTACCGCATTAGCAACAGTCTCCGTACAACATTTTGGTACTTATACTATAACAGATAAAGATTTATTAGAAACAGGATATATGTATGACTAAGTTAGAAGGTTTTATTAAAAAAGGCTGGGGTCATGAGTTGATCTGGGCTACTAATGAAAAGTATTGTGGGAAGTTGATGAAATTTAATACAGGTGCTAAATTTTCTATGCACTTCCATAAAGATAAAGATGAAAGCTGGTATGTTTTAGACGGAGAGTTTTTAGTTCATTGGATTAATACTCTAAATGCTGATGTTATAACTAGCATTTTAAAAACAGGAGATACGTGGCGAAATGAGCCTTGTGAGCCTCATCAATTAGAATGTATTAAAGAAGGTACTATTGTTGAAGTAAGTACCCCTGATTCTGTAGAAGACAACTACCGGGTCAGTCCTGGAGACTCTCAATTAAAGATTGACTAGTACTATTTTATTCCTTATACTAACATTAATAATGAAAGGAATACTATGGACTACTTTAATATCTCTAGTTTAGATTGGCGTATAACTCAATGTTGCCAGTTTCATGATAAAACATTAGCTAAACTATATAATTTTGGAACAACTACTAAAACATATGCACTAAAAGAAGGTGGTAAGCAAAAAGTTCAAGATAAAGCTCTTTTTAATTGTAATCAACTACTTGCAGTTCTTAGAGATTATTTTCCTACACAACCTAAAAATCTACGCTCCTTTCGTATTTCTTCAGACTTATTTCCTTGCTATACCTTAGACTTTACGCAACCTTGGTACCAAGAAATTGAAGAACAAATTGTTAGCATACTAGGTGCGGCTGGTGAGTACGCTCTTAAACATGAAATTCGTGTAAGTGTGCATCCAGGGCAGTATACAGTCTTAGCCTCCAATAAAGCAGATGTAGTACAGAATTCTATTAAAGATTTAGAATATCATGCTTTGTATGGTAAACTAATGAATATACCTGCAAAAGATTTTGTTATGAATATCCACCTACAAGGCTTATACGGTGGTAAACATATGGACGGTATCAATAGGTTTGCTGCTAATTTTCAATATCTTTCTGACTACGCTCAACAATCTTTAGCAGTAGAAAACGAAGATAAACCCAATGGTTATGACATTGCTCATACACTAGAATTAGCTCAACTAATACCTACTAGGTGTACCTTAGATACCCACCACTATGCTTGCCATAGAATGACGGAATCCGAAAAAGTAAAGTTAGCAGATAAAACTGTTAATAAAAAAATTAGAGACGTACCTAACATTACTGTAACCGACGACATGTTTAAAGAAGCAGTAAAGACATGGAAAGGGTTACGACCTTTATTTCATACTTCTCAATCTTTCTCAGAAGATAATCAAGATTACTGGATGAAACCTAATGCGCACGCCGAAATTTTTGAAGACGAAGAACATATGGCCCGCCATGTTCCTATGCTGCAGTATGCAGATTTTGATATTGAAGCTAAGCATAAAGAAGTGGCTGTACAAGGTTTTTATAAGTATATAAAAGAAGAACAAGAATATGCTGGAGAGCCATTAACCGCAAAAAGGATTCCTAATGAGTGGTAATATTGACTTTAAGTTTAAAGAAGATAAATATATAGAAGAAGTTTTTTCTTATATTAAAGGTACTTATACAGAACACTATTCAAAACATAAATTTCAATCAACTGAAGTTATTATTGATAGAGGTCATGGCACTGGTTTTTGTATGGGTAATGTTGATAAGTATTCTAATCGGTACGGTAATAAAGGCACTAGTGCCGACGCTAGAAAAGATTTATTTAAGATTTTGCACTACGCAATTATACAACTATATGTGCATGATAATGAAAGTGAAACTATAAATGACCAATTATGTATTCAGAAACCCTCAAGCGCCTCTAGAGCTTGAGAGAGAAATTATTGCTAGGCAGCTAGTTAGAGGCTTAGAAAGAGTTGAAAAATTTCAAATTGAACAACTTTCTGGGGATAGCTGGACGCACCTTAAAATCCATGCCCCAGGAAACTTAATTAACCTATTTAAAAGAATTAAAGATAAAAAACTAAAACCTATTATTAAAGGTAATTCTGTTATTTTTTATATTGATAGCAGTGTTACTCCTATTAATGCTAGAATGTTAGTTGGTGAGCTAATTGCTAACAAACGTACTATAAACGATACTACTCTAGATACTTTTAGAAAGAAAATAGGGGTTTATATCCTTACTATTGCAAAAAACATTTATCCAAATAGAAAGAATTAAAATGGCTGAAAAAGAAAAAGAAGTAAAAAGTATTAAACTGATCGACCCAGCAGATGTAGAAGAGCAAATTACTGCTATTGTTGCATTTCTCGGGGCTATTGATTCTTCTAGAGAAGAAATCAATCGTCGTGTAAAACATCTTAAAGACACCTACGGGTTACAGTCCACAGCTGTTCGTGCTGCTGCTAATGTTTTGTATAAACAAAATATGGAGCAACTAGATGAAAAAGAGCAGCAGATCAGAAGTATCTTAGAAATCATTAATGCCTAGGGTAATTTTAGTTACTGGCGGTTTTGACCCCTTACACAGTGGGCATCTTGCCTACTTTAAAGCTGCAAAGGCCCTTGGGCATAAATTAGTAGTCGGAGTTAATAGCGATGCTTGGCTAATACGTAAGAAAGGCCGAGCATTTATGCCTTGGCAAGAACGTGCTAATATCATTAAAGCAATGAGTGTTGTAGATGAAGTAGTAAACTTTGATGACTCTGATGGCAGTGCTAACGCAGCAATATATAAACTGTTGTCCTCAACCCTAGATGGTAAAGTTATTTTTGCTAATGGGGGCGATAGAACTAATACAAATACTCCAGAATTTAATATTTATGGTAAGGACTCCCGAGTAGAATTTGCGTGGGGAGTAGGTGGTGAAGATAAAAAGAACTCAAGCAGTTGGATTCTTAAATCATGGGCTCAACCTACTACTGAGCGAGCCTGGGGCCGGTATACAGTATTAGATAAGAAAGACGGCTGGCAAGTTAAAGAGCTTGCTTTTGACTCAGGTAAAAGCTTAAGTGATCAACGCCATTTTAAACGTAGCGAACATTGGCACGTTGTAGAGGGTAATATAAGCTTAAACTTAGAGCGTCCGAACAGTACTAAAGAGCTACACATACTTAACAACGGTGATAGTATAGATATACCTGTTAACACATGGCATAAAGCGACCAATCTAGGTTTAATTACTGCTAAAGTTATTGAGGTATGGATGGGAAGTGAGCTTACTGAGGACGATATAGAGAGAAGAGACTAGCTTTCTCTCTGGAGAAAGGTATGTCTACAGCAGTTGATAGGGTTATAAATAGTCATGATTACTTACTAGATAAAATCTTAAAGCATATTGGTAATAAACATATTTATATACTTGCTCCTAGTATTACTTTACCAGACGTATTAATAAATGCTCCTATTCTAGTAAGATTAAATTCTAGTCGTAGATGGGGGGATTGTAATATATGGTTTAATAATCAGGATACAGAAGAAATAACTCATTTAGAATCTGAAAGTATTTACAAAGATAAATTTATTATAAGAGCTAATTCTGATAGTGACGGAGATAACTTACTCGCAAACTATCCAGAACGTCTTTTAGGAAGAACTTATTTCTGGTCTCCTAGTAGCTGGAAATCTATGATTGAAGATATTAAAATTGAACACCCTTTAACTGGTACTATAGCAGCTTATTGGTTTCATAAATATACACAAAATGATATAACACTAGTAAATTATGACTTTTATAAAATACATAAAATTAATAATTTAACACGTGATATAGAGCCTGGAAACCATCAAAACCCAGAGCAAGATAAGAAGTTTCTAGAGTCGTTACCTAGAATTACGTGGAATACATTAAAAACATGACTATTGATAAAGAACTATTTAATCTAGGCGTCCCAGATATGACTATTACAGCAGTTAACTGGATGAATGAAAATTTAACAGAAGATGATCTTGTTTTTGAATGGGGATCAGGAGCTTCAACCTTTTGGTTTGCAAAACGAGCTAAACATGTATACTCTGTTGAATACTATAGTTCTTTTTTCTACTATATAAAAGAATATAAACTAGATACTGACTGTGAGAATATAACATTATCTCTTAAAGGGCCTGATTCAAAAATTGTAGAAGGTTATATAGCTAAATACTCTCAGTTTGCTAACAGCAGTTTTTATAATTTTTGTCATGCTATTGAAGACTATCCTTCTAGAATTTTTGATTGGGTAATAATTGATGGTCGTGTTAGAAAAAAATGTTTAGAACTAGCTATTAAAAATACAAAGCGAGGCGGTATAATAATTTTAGATGATACCGACTTAGTAGAGTATAGCAGTGCTATTAGTCCTTATCTATCTGATATTGAGGATATTATTGACTTTAAAGGTCAAAAAGCAACTACAGGTAGAATGAGCCAAACAACGGTAATAAAACTAGCATGACGCACAGCGTTCTTCTACCAGATATGATAGTTCACTATAGGCATGGTGGGCAGTGGTTTCATGAAGATATAAGTAGTTTTTTCCCTCCTAACAATAAAACATTGTTAGTATCTGTTAAAGGAGCTTTTATATCTAATCGTGAAGCTCTTTTTTATGATAGTGCTAAGCTGCCTTATGATAACATTGTATTAACTTGTGTAAATGATACATTTGTGATGAATGCTTGGGCAGCTTATTTAGATTTAAAACGTGTTATGCTACTTCCCGACGGTAACGGAATACTTGCCAAGTACTTAGGAGTTGCTGTAGACTATACAAATGAAGATTTAGGAATTAGAGGTTGGCGAGGAGAGTGGTTAGTAGCTCGTAATAGCCTTAGATATTTAGGAGACTTAACATGCTAGTAGTTGTTTATTCTATTGCTTCGTGTATTCCTTCTAATGACTTTGTAGATTGGTGTAGGTTACACGATTTAAACATAGACTATCGTAGAGTTTATGACTCGCAATTTCCACAAATTAACTATAATTATACTATGAAAGAAATTGAGGCTCTTCTTGGTCGTAAATTTCATAGGTTTCCCGTTATTTATATAGATGGAAAATTTTGTCCTACTATAAGTGATGCTAAAGGAATTTTAGATGCACATTGAACTATATACAAAATCACGCTGTGCTTTTTGTACAAAAGCCAAAGCTATATTAGATATAAACTTTTTAAGTTATACTACTATTAAAATGCAGGAAACTGAAATGGAACAGGGAACTGGTTTTATCAGCCGTGAAGATATGATTATTAAGTTTCCAACAGCTAAAACTATGCCAATTGTTATAGTTGATGGTAGTTATATAGGTGGTTTTGAGGAACTTAGAACTATGCTCCAAGCCGAATTAGCTTAAGATTAAGATTGACAACTTGCTTATAAATATGTTAAGGTATAAAAATGGAAATAGGCTCAGCACTTGCTTTTATCTTCTTTATTGTTCTTCCAGCTTGTGCTATATGGGGCTTTACCTCTAAGCTAACTTCTGGAGTATATCATTGGGCAGATAGACAGCATCCAGAACCAGAATTTTACTATGAAGAAACTACTACAACTACTTATGCACCTAATATTACTCCTACACAACGACAGGCAAGCCCTAAGCCTAAGACTAAAACAAAGAAACGTGAAAAGAGAGCTAATAAAAAAGTGCTACGTCACCCACTAGCTCGTACAGATCGTGATCTTATGGAAAATTACTTAGGCTATGATCTAACTTATGAAGATTCAAAAGACTTTAAACGCTTTTTAGACACTCAACAATTTGATGTAAGGGATTATTTAAAACGATGAACACTTTTATGAAACTCGGATGGTTTGTAATCGGTGGAGTTACTAGTATTTTCTTAACTTTTTATATGGTCCAACTCGGTTTAGATGTGATATCAACCGCTAAAACTATGAGTGCCTCTCTATAAAGAACAGATTGACACCAACCTAAAAGTATGCTAATATAATTACAGTGAGTTAAAAATGATTCAAGACTATAAATCTTTACTAGATACTGTTCGCCATCATGCTAAACTATACTATGATAATTCTGCTCCTATCATTTCAGATCAGGAGTATGATGATCTTTATGACAAACTTCGCAACCTTGAAACTCGTCAAGGATGGGCCGATAGTAGCTCTCCCACAGTTCGGGTAGGGGCTGCTCCCGGTAAGATTCAACATCCCTACCGCTTATACTCTCTTCGCAAAGTATATAGTAGCGACGACGTTGATCCTGAATTCTCAGTTAAAACCGTTAAGATAGATGGGGCAAACCTATCAGTTACCTATGATGAATCAGGTAAATTACTACACGCTCTTACCCGTGGTGACGGTGAACGAGGAGAAGATGTAACTCATCTAGTTCCTCATATCGCTAGCATCAACGAATGCATACGCGGAACAGGGTCTATTATAACTGTTGTCGGAGAAGTTGTAACTGATCGTCAAGATATTACAAACTTTCGTAACTTTGTCTCAGGAGCTCTAGGCTTAAAAGATGCTAGAGATGTTGCAGACCGAGGTCTTAGATTTATTGTACACGATGTTCTAGGCACACAAACTAATTACACCGCTCGCGTTAGCGAGCTGCACGACCAAGGCTTTGTTAGCCCCCTTAATTGGGACTGCTCTGCCTACCCCTCAGACGGGCTAGTATTCCGTGTAGATTCTTATCGTCGTGAACAAGCTCTGGGGACAACTTCAAAATACCCTAGATATGCAGTCGCACTGAAAGTGCGTGCAGCTATGACGGCAAAGACAACTATTCAAGATATTGTCTGGAGCCTAGGCCGTACAGGAGTAGTAACTCCTGTAGCTATTGTTTCTCCAGTTATTATTGATGATGCTACTATTACCCGTGTTATTCTTCATAATATTGACTTTATTGAAGAGCATAACCTAGGTTTAGGTGACGAGATTATTATTGAGCGTCAAATCACTCCTCAGTTTGTAGAAGTGCTGACTCACTCTAAGTTTGCTAGATTTAGTGCTGCTGATGCCGAGCAACGACTCGGTATG